GCACTATTCCTTGCTGTGTAAGTATCCAAACGTCATTGTTTACTTTGATAAACGCTCTATACCCAAGTGGCTTACCAATATAATACCTCGCTACTAACTGCCAATTTGTATCTCCTGGGTAGCTACCACTGTAAAAAACTACTTCTCCTTCACTGCTTATTGCAAAGAATAGGTCTTGGCTCGTTTGTGCTGTCTGATTCGTGTAGCTTCCAGCAAAGACAAGAAATCCTCCTTGCTTCATGCTGTATTGCAGATCAAAAGATTGCAATGGTTTTGTTGTAAGTGGGTCAGCTACTTGCTGAGTGTCTCCATACCAAAATTTAAGAGTGTCTTTTTCTACAAAGTATAAACGTTCTCTGTATGTGCTGACATTTATTAGGTCAGCAATATTTAATCCAACAGCATTGAAGTCTGAATCTGCTACGGTACTACCATCGTATACTTGCAAAGGATCTTGGCCGTTGCACATGTACAACCTACTACCAAACTGCTGCGTCTGCATATTGGAGAAGTTAGCAGTAATTGGAGTGCTACCTGTAATATCAGTAGCTACTCCTGCCACAACCTTGTATATCTTAGGCGTTCCACCTTCTGAGACTACAATCATCTCGGAAGTGCCATCTGTCTTGTTGTAATCTGCTATTGTGTTTACAGCAGTATTAGAAGCAGATAGGTCTACATACTCTTCATAACCTTTACGAGTAATAGGAGCTGTGGCACCAGGAAACACATTGACCAATTCCAATGCATAAGACGGATCCATATTATCTATTGGACTTATTAGGTCTAAGCCTCCGTATGGTGGAGGCATTGTGAATCCTTGAAACGCCATTTAGCTTTTACCTAAAAAGTCCTTGTGCAAATCCTTGTGCAAGCATGTTAGGCTGTTGCCCATAAAACTGATACGGCTGTTGCTGCGGTAATAGCGTATTCCTATATGGTGCGGATATCTTGTCTAACGGAATTTTTCCTGTTTCATAAGCATTTCTTAATGCTGGCATGTACCCAGGCTCAGGCTGCATAGGTCCACGATACATCATGTCTGTAATTGGATACCTATACATTTTGTCTTGAAATAGTGGCTGCTGATCCATTCCTGATTGGTACTGACCTTTAGCCATTGCATCTTGCATCATTTCAGGTGTTGGTTTTTGCATTGGCGGTTGCTGTCGTAGTGCTTCCAGTTGCTCATCAGTAACTTGGAACCCTTGATCCATTGGTATCTGCCCTCTACCTGGCATTGGCATAGGCATAGGCATTGCTTGTACTGGTTGCCCTCTATCTGGCATTGGCATTGGTGCAGGTCTGTTTTGCATACCACGTACAGGTAGCCCTGCTTCTTGTCTCATTTGTCTACGCATTTGTCGTGCAGCACCTCGCCCTTGCTCCGCACGAACATCACGAATCTGCTGTCTTTGTTCATCCGAAAGCCTTAGGTTCGGCCCTTTACCCATCATTCCTAGTGCCATTATTGTACTCCTTGTGCTGCAATTTCTTGCTCCATTAACATGTTCAAATTGTTCTGCTGAATATCATGATATTCTTGATTGATTTTACCTTCCGCTAACATATTCGATATGTGTTGTTGTGCAGCAGGTAAATCAAATTCATTCTTTTGCATGAAGTATCTAAAACGCTCTTTGACTTGATCGTCTGTAGCGTTAGCTGTGCTTCCTTCATTGTCAGCAAGAGAAGCTAATGCATATTGAGCTGCTATAGATTCCCCAGTCTTGCCTTCACCGATTCCCATAAGAGTTGACATCAAGTTACCATAGGATGCTGCTTGTCCATGAACAGCATTTTCTTTTAGGTTAATGTCACCACTCTTTTCATCAGTTCCAAACCCAAACCTATCTTTGCCCCAATCAAATACTGTGCCGTCAGGAAGTGTACCCTTCCATGTTTCTGGATCCCATAAACCTACTTCAGATTCATTCATTGCTTTTCGCCATTTGTCTCGAATGATTTGTCTTTCTCCTTTGCCCGAACCACTGATGCCTTTTATAAAGCCTATAGTTCCACCAACAATAGCTCCGATAGCAGTTCCAACTCCTGGAATAGCACTACCTACAGCAGCACCAGCAGCAGCTCCTTGAGCAGTTGCGCTGCCTGTTTGACTTTTTGTGATGTCATCATTAAGAGCAAGTTTTCCTAATTGATATGCACCGTAAATTGCCCCAACTGGCCCTGCTCCTGGAATACTCTGCCCCATTGAACTTGCTAGTTGCCCTGCGCCAGTATATGCACCTAATGCTCCTTCTAACTTGTCACCTGACTTAAATTTTTGTACTCCTTGATAAACATTGTATGCACCAAGAGCACCTTGCAGTGCGTCTCCAACTCCAAATTCGAAGCCACCCGTATCAGTTGTAGTAGGAACATCGGTAGTTGTAGTAGGGGCATCCGTTGGGGTAGTAGTTGCAGTAGGAGTAGTAGTTGTAGCATCAAAGGCTGCTTGTGCTTGTTGAACGGATTCACTAGGAACCTGATCGCGTAACAGTTTGTCAACGGCTCCTATCTCTGCATCAGAACCAGAACCAAACAAACTTTCATATAGCTTATCGCCTTTTTCTCCGAGAATAGGCTTGTCAGTGACGTAGTTGTATAAGCCTTTAGCTCCTGCTAATCCTACAATTTGTCCACCTAGACCAGCTCTTTGAGCTTTGGCTTCTCTGCTTGCAGCAGCTTTTTGTTGCTCTTGTGCTTGCCTATGACGGTTTGCCTGTATGTTCTGGATTATCTGTTGATACCCAGATTGCTGCGAGGCTTGCAGTTCTGGTACACCCTGTCTACGCAATTCATAATAACGGTTATAGGCTTCAGTTAAACTCATTATATAAACGTCCCAAAAGTAGCTATACCCTCACGCGCATACAATGTGGTCTGCGGATAACCACCTGCATACACAACTTTTTGTGGATTCATCCTGCTGTAATCCTCATTCAACTGAACGTCGAATTTAGGAATGACTGTTAGCCCGTGTATCTCAGCAAATCTTTCTAATACCCCTTGCTCTAACGTCTTTTCATTGAAAACTGATACGTCAGTATTAGCTAAAAATTCAGGATATGCACCGTCGTAGTACGTCCAAGTTACTCCCCCATCGGATACAGAACCACTACTATGAGTAGGAGGAGTACCACCACTGGTTCCTCCGCTAGTCGTAGAATAATAATTTCCATTGTAGAAAGTGTATGCACCAGCACTGTAAACTGTTCCTGTAGTCCAAGTAGCAGGTCTTGCATATCGCTCTGCTACATATTGAAAGATAATGTTCTGACCCGTCGTGTCTGGTGTCGGATCAATCAATATTTGATTGTCGCTCAGTCCTCTAAACTGAAACCTTTGATAGACGGTTGTGCTTAATCCGTATCCTAATATCTCGCCATATTCTTGCTCAGTCATCGGCCCTAACAAACGCCACCTAGTCGAGCTGTTCCAGAATGTATTGTAATGATATTGGCTGAAAGCTGCTGGCAATGCATAGGTAGCTTGCCCTGCTACAGTTTGAAAGGAACCAGAGGCAAACAGTATAGGCCAATTATACTGTTCGCCCATGAGACGATTGATGCGTTGCACCATTGTGCGTAGCTGTTTTGTGGTGGTTTCAGTAGATGCAATAACATTGCTTTCTACCGTATAACCAGCCTCGTTTGCTACATTCTCAACAATCGTCTGTAAACTCATTCTTCCTGCTTTCGGGGTCTACCCTTTTTTTTTGGTTCTGCTGCTACTCGTTCAATGCGAATCCCTTCAGTAGCTTCTATTCGTTGCATCAACAATTCGACTTGCTCTTCTAACTTGTCAGCTCGCTTACGCTCACGATCAAGCTGTTGTTGCATCGCTACTACTTGAGCTTGTTCACAGCTCGCAGCTTCTAACCACTCTTTTGCTTCTTTTATGTATTGAGATAGTGGCCCCATACGCCGGCGCACTTCATCATTAGCTTCTGCAAGTTGTTCTACTGTTCGGAACCCAAGGTACGCTAGTTCATGTACTGCACTAGCTGTAATGCGTGTCCACTCTTTTAGTGGCATCCCAGATTGCACTTCTCCCATACCAGCAGTAAAGGCTTCCCATAGTTCTGGAAATTCGTGCTTGTCTTTTTCTTCAATAGCTCTGACAGTTTCATCACCACCTGGCCATTGGATAGAAATAGAAGGAACCTCGTCGTATATGTCCCTTCCTGCTTCATTACTTTTCTGATCGTTCTTACGAACTACGTTGAGGAATTTAACGTTAGCTCCAGACCACCTACTACGGTTTTGCTGTCGCCCGTTCATTATTTGTTCCCAGTCAATTTGTGCCATTTTAGTCTCCTATATAAAGGCTTAGTAACCTGCATATAGTTTAGCATAGTTGACAAATGAGGGGAGACTTTCATCTCCCCTCTGGCTTGTTACTAATTGACTGTTAGGTAGCCTGTAGACTTTAGCTCTACCGCAGCAGCACCAGTGTTAGTGGTAAGTCCCACAACATTCTTGATGAGTGTAGTAGAAGCATCGTCAGCGACACCAGCAGTTGCAGTAGTGTTAAGGTTAGCGTCAGCAGCATAGGAAGCAGCAGCTTTCCCCTGAATACCTGTACCAACTCCACCACCGCCAACACCGCCAACCCATACCCAGAGGTACTCGTTGTCAGCAGCAGCTATTTGAGCCACACCTACTTGCAGGTTGTTTGAACCAGCGTTTGTAGTTGTGAGCATAGCAGCTTGGCCGTCGTCACTAATTTTTACAAAGGCATACTGATCTACTGCGCCATCGGCTTGAACAAACATCCATTCGCCATTGACATCAGAACCAACATCACCTACCGCAGCAGGAAGTGGAACAGTAGTACCATCCCAAGTCTTGCCACCATTTACTCCAAAAGAACCGCTTCGTGACATATCAATCTCCTTATCTATTACTGGTAAATAACAGCTTGTAGAGCTGGAGCTGAACAACAGAGGTTTCCTTCAATGATAATCACAGTGAAGAACGCATCTTGGTCAACAGGACGGGCCATGTCTGGTGCGAGTGGCTTGAAATCAGCTCCTCGTACTAGATCCATAGTGAAGTACTTCGTGTTAAGAAGTCGGCAGCTATTTGTTTCTAGAACAGCAGAACCATATCCACCGTCGAAAACAAATGATGCTCCGTCATATTCCAGTGCTCTAAATCCAGCCTGTCCTTTCTTAACAGGAGACTGGATACGCTGAATGGCAGTCATTGAACCATGAAGTAGTTGCCAAGCACTACGCTCCATAAGTCCAAGGTCAGGCATCTCATCACCACGAGTAACTTGGCTGATAGCGTCAGTAATAGTTGCCTGTACGTTACCAGAAGTTAGAGTTGTGTTAATCGCAATGTTTCGTGCGAAAGTGTTGGTTGCTCTGTCAATACCACCGTATGTACCAGAAGAAGGGCTAGTTGAGATGGCTTTCTTGATACCATCAAATTCTAGTCCTCCAGAGCCAGTTCCGTCACCTCGAATAGAAGTTCCGACTGTGTTCTTGAGTCTAGCGATAGCAGCATTAATCTTAGTCTCTACGAGATCAAGAAGTTGTGCTTCATCTCTGTTAGCTCTTCTGTCGCGCCCTGAGATTGCCACTGGCTCGTAGGCTTGCTTGATAGCAAACTTGAACGCTGTGAAATCATCAATCGCGTCTAGGTTAAAGGATGAAAATCCAGAGTAGAATCCACCTACTGCTGAATCGTTATACATAATTGGCTTTCGGAGTTCATAGCCTCCAGAAAACCGTCGTACCAAGCCCTGCTCCTGCAAAGATGCAAGAAGAGGGTTATGGTGCAATACTTCGTCGGCAATAGCATCTGACTGATCAAACAGCGTTGCTACCACCGCTTCTTCTAAATTCGCCATAATTTATCCCTATAGAATCAATCTCCATTGAATCTTCTCTGGAGATTTTCTCTTATATTCTTCGATTTTATAGACGGGGTGCCACTTCCTGCGGAGCCCGAAATAGATTTAGTAGCAGACTTAGCTTTTTTAGTTGCTTGCACTTTTTGTTCGACTTGAACAGGTGCCTCTAACTTGGCTGTTAAAGCAGCGAAAGTCGGGTTTCCTTTAGTCACATACTCGTAGGCTTGCTCAAGAACGTCTTGAGGAGAACCTCCCTGTTGTGCAAGAGCTTGCACTATTGGTGCCATGGCTTCTTCTAGCTGCGCTGCCGTGCCTGGGTCACGAAATAGTGGCTTACTACTCATGAACGATTGTACAGCATTATGATTTTTTTCTACAAGAGCTGAATTTTGCTGTTGTTCTAATAATTGATTAATTTGCTCTTGCGCTATTTCTTGAGCTTGTTCCCTCGTCAGATATTCAGGAGCAGGAGCTTCATATCCTTCACTAGCGACTCCAAACTGTAAATCCTCTAACGATAAACCATAAGCTCCTAACCACTGAACCGCAGTATTTACTGGGTCAGCCTTCATAGCTCTATCCCACTCAATCGAACGTCGTGCTACATCGGTTAGAGGTATACCTTGCTTCGTATACTCGGATTCGTACTCTTTTATAGTGTCATAAAAGGAGTTTACTCGCTTTTGAGCTTCTTCCAACTTTGCTGCTTCACGTTGATAATGGCTCCTAGTTTCATACGCTCTACGGCTTAAATAAGACTGTAGAACATGAGCATTTTCAGAAGTAGGGTTGAGGAACGCTTCCTTTTCTGCGTTGTTCATGTCTCCAGGAGGAGCAATAGCTGTAGGAATATCTGTAGTATTTTCAACTACTTCTGGCTCTTCTAGCTCGTCCTCTTCTTCAAAGTCCTCTTCTTCTTCTAACTCAACAGTTGAGGGTTCTACTCTGTCTGTTTCATCTCCACTATCAAAGTTGCCTTGCAAGCTGTCTCGAATTGAGACTCCTACCTTATCTGTATCTGCTACTACTTCAGTATCCTCTGAGTTTGCCATCGTTGTACCTTTCAATCACTTTATCCCTTAACGAACGGACAAGATCCGCTGTCTTACGGTCACGCTCCTTCTCAGGAGAATATCCGTTGTCGTAAGCCGTACCGACTTCTTCCATGCCGTAAGCTCTATACTCAGCTCGTAACGCTTTCTTACTGGTGTAGTATTTGCCAGTAACGGGACTT